CCTCTGGCCCGCAGAATCCTCTGCTGTCTTCAGGCGCGGGCATCAGCACTGGCAAGACGACTGCGTCAAACAGTGCAATTACAGCCGCTGAGGTGATCGATTGGGTGTACTCACTTGCTCGTCAGTACCGCACAAATGCCAGCATTTTGGTTCACGATGCGACACTCGGCAAGTTGCGTCAACTTGGTTCACTTGCTGGCACTGTGAATTACTTTTGGCAAAACTCAGGCGCACTCGGCGAGCCTGATCGATTGATGGGTATTCCTGTCTACGCATCAGCCGCAATGCCAACCATTGCGACGACTGCAAAGATCGGCGTGATCGGCGACTTCGGAAACTATTCCGTTCTCGCAGAGCGCGGCACATACAGCATGCGCGTGTTGAAAGAGTTGTATGCGGCCAACGGTCAAACAGGATACATCGCGAGCAATCGTGTTGACTTCACTGTGACTCTGCCATCCGCGTTCAGCGTTCTTGCTTGCGCAGTCTGATCACTGAATTGAATTGACTCAACCCTCGGCTCGCAGAAATGCGTGCCGAGGATTTATGCCGAATGTAAAGATGATCCAAGGAGTCGTGACAGCAACTGGCGCACACGCACCGGGCGAAGTCATCTCTGTCGACGAGCGCACCGCGATCGAGTGGCTCGCACTCGGTTACGCCGAGCGTGCCGACTCCGACGATGTGCAGTGTTGCTCGCGGGCCGTGCCATGCAAGGCTGTGAAGAAGGGAGCGACACCGCGATGAGAGTTAACACCACGATCACGACTGCTCCGAGTTTTGAGCCGATCACGACTGCGCAAGCCAAGGCGCATTTGCGAATATTCCACTCGCTCGACGACACCTACATCGCCGCAAGCACCAGCGGGTCGACATCAATCATCACGACAGCCCGCATGATGATCGAGAACTACTGCGGCATTGCAATCCCGAATACGACATTTACCTCGGTCTACGACGCATTCCCACAAAACACGCTAGTGCAAGGCTCTAGCGGCGAGGTCTACAACGGCTCGTCATACGAGATCGCACTGCCGCGCTCGCCGCTAGTCAGCGTGACAAGCGTGCAGTATGTCGACACCGACGGCAACACGCAGACCTTGTCAGCGTCAACCGACTACACGGTGAAGTCGTACAACGGCATTGGACGCATTCAATTACTAGACGGCAAATCGTGGCCATCACTCGTCGGCGGCGGCGCAGGCGTTGTCACAGTTGTCTATGTGGCGGGTCACGGCTCAAGCGCAACTGTGATCCCGATCGCACTCAAGCACGCCATCTTGATGATGTGCTCGACGCTGTACGACTACCGATCCACGCTGTCACCGGGTCAACAGTACGCCGTGCCACACACCATCTCCGCTCTCATTGCTCAATACAAGTCGGGTGAGTACCAATGAACAGCGGCATGATGCGCACGCCTCTTGTGATCAAGACCCGCACGCAGGCGCTCGGATCTTTTGGCACGCCGACATACACATACACGACTGGCGACACAATCTTCGGCGAGATTAAAGACTCGAGCGCGGTGGAGAAGACAAACCACATGGCGCTGCAACAGATCGTCACGCATCAGATCACGACAAACTTTTACCCGGGCATCAACAACTACGACCGCTTTACTGCGAGTCTGAGTCGCTCTGCGGCGACAGGCACGACGATCAGCACCACATTCGAGATTGTGTCCATCGTCGACTACAAATCTGCGGGCCACACGCTCATCATGCAGTGCCGAGAGGTGGATTCGTAATGGCGAGCAGTGGCAGAATTATCAAAGGCTTAGATGAATTTCTTGAGCAGATGAAGACTCTGCGTGATGAGGACATCTACAAGATATTGAACAAGGCTGAGATCAAAGCGTTGACTAAGCCGCGAGACAGACTCTCTGAAATGTACGGCGGTTTTGTCGGCAAGAACGATCTCAATCAGACAGACGCTCAGAAGTCGTGGCGCTGGCGTGCCAAGAAGCATCAGCCGATGCATCCGATCAAAGAGAGCCGCATCAACATTGCGCACAATATTTGGAGCCATCAAATCAGACCAAAAAACATTGGTAAGAAAGATGCGACTGTGTGGGCTCGCATTTGGGGCAGCACGCAAAACTCCTGGCTTATTGAGCACGGTCGCTACAAAGATCCATCACGCGCATATCGGGGTTGGAAAGTGTTTGAGAAGTTCTTCCAAATGTACGGCGCAACCATCAACGCACGATTCACCGAGGACATCGGGATCGGACTTGAGAAGGTCTTTAAGCGAGTTGCAAGTCAGATCAACAAGGCGCACCGATGAAATTCGTAGAAGCCATCCATCTCGCATTGCAGCAGTCGACCAGCGTCATCACGGCTGTGGGCAGTTCGCAAAAGATATTCCAATCATTTGTCACGCCGACAACATCAGCGCCGTTTATTGTCGTCGGAACACAGAGCGACAACTCCTTGAGCCCGACGCTTGGCGGCTCAGACCGCTTGCGGGTCGCAACCATTGCCGTCGATTGTGTCAGTTCAAATTTGGCGCAAGCAACCAACATCGCCGACCAAGTGCGGGTCGATCTCTACGGCTCGTTCGGATCGATCGCAACAACAACCAACAGCCCGATGGTGATCCAAAGCATCCGCATTGACGGCACAAACATGGCCTACGACATGGGAAGCGAAGGCACCGAGTACGGCGTGTTTGTCTGCACAGTCAACATCAAAATCTTCTATGTCGCATCTAACCCATCACCGGTCACGCTCGTGACCAATCCAACTCCTCCCGCACTCTAAACAAAGGAAACTCACATGGCAGCAACAATTTCATACAACTCAACAATCAAACTCGGAGTGGCAACTGGAGGCGCATACACGGCTCCAACTGTTGTGCTCGGAGAAGTTACATCGATCTCGTTCGATGGCGTGTCTCAGTCAACTATTGAAATAACGCAACTCAGCGACGCAGTAAAGAAGTACGCGGCTGGCTTGCTTGATCCCGGAACGATCAGCATGGAGGTCAATCTTGATCAAGATGATGCGACCCAAGCGTTGCTGTTTGCAGCGACAACTGATCGCACTGTTCGCTCTTATTTGATTTCGTTCGGAGCGTCGGGCGGTGGAATGACTGTCAGCGGGCTCGGATTCGTTACTGGATTCAGCGTCAAGGCTGGACTCGATGCGGTTCTCACCGCTTCATTCACGATCAAGTGCTCAGCAATTTACACCATCACCGCAATCGCCTAATCAGGAACACACATGTCAATCCGAGAACAACTGCTTGCTCTAAAGATCCCGACTGCGACTGTAAAGGTTGCGGGCATTGACGGTCTCGTCTCACTTCGAGGCCTCACGGCAGGCGAACGGGATTTGTGGGAGCAGCAGATATATGCGGAGAGGGACAAGAAAATGGGTGTGAAGAACATCCGCGCCAGTCTCGTTGTGAGATGTTTAACCGACGAGGCTGGCGTGCGATTGTTCACCGATGCGGAGATTGCGGAAGTGGGCGCAATGCCTGCGAGCGTGATCGACAAGTTGTATGAGCACTGCCAGCGTCTCTCGGGTCTTGGCGCTAAAGACGCAGAGGACCTCGAAAAAAACTGAGGTGCCGCGGTGTGCGTTTCTTCATGTTCACGCTTGCGGCTGAGTTGAAAATGACAGTAGCGGAATTAGGAGATCGAATGTCCTCACGAGAACTCCAAGAATGGATCGAATATCAGAGCATCGTGGGATGCCTTGACTCACGCCAGCGCGGCGATCTAGCCGCTGGCATCGTCGCGTCGACTGTTGCCAACGCGCACAGGTCAAGTCGCTCGTCATCATTTAGCCCGCAAGACTTTATGCCATTTGTAGAGAAGCCAAAGCAGACTCCGCAGCAGGCGCTCGAGAAACTAAAGCGCGAAAGAGGAATTAAGTAATGGGTTCTGCAAATATCAAAGGCAAATTAGAAGTCGGACTGTACGCAGATGCCAATCCGATGGTTCAAGGATTTAAAAAAGGCGAAGAGGCCGCCAAGCGTGCGAGCGGCAGCATTGCAGAGAGCATCGACAAGATCAACAAAAAGCAGATGAAGAACATCGGCGCTGGCTTGCTTGGAAATCTTGGCATTCTTGGCGCGCTTGACGCAGGCACAAAGATTGCTGACGATATGGTCAAGGGATTCCAAGACGGATCAATCAAAGGATTTGGCGGTGCGATTGAGGCGTTGGGCACGACCCTCGTCAAAAATTTAGAGAACATCCCGATCGCAGGCGCATTGGGTCGATTGATCGCCGCTGGCGTTGACGCTGTATCGGGCGGCACGATGAGCCAAGAAGGCAAACAGACCGCATCTCGCGGCGAGTTTGATGAAAAGAATAAAGCGGCAATAGAGTTTGCACGCATAAAAAAGATTCGGGACGATGCCGACGCTGAAGTCATCAAGAAAGATGCGGACATTAAAACGGCGGCGGCAAAGAAGATCGCCGACGAAGAAGGTCGACAACGCAAATTCTACGACGATCAACAGAAGTCATCTCTGAAAGAAATCCAAGAGATCAAAGACAATCTCAGGCATGCGACCATGTCCGAGCGCGACATCGAGATCGAGCGCATTCAGGCGCTGCCGCAATTAGTGCAGCGACAGAAGGATGAGGCGATTGCCATCTACGACCAGTTGCAGGCGACCAAGGCCCGCATCGATGCCGAAAAGCAACTGGCAGAAACCAAAGCCAAGGCGCACCAAGACGACATTGACAATTTCGCCAAGGCGCAAGAGCAACAAGACAAAGCAGCCGAGGATTACAAAACCAAACTTGAGGAAAATAAGCAGCAGGCTGCGATGGCATCGACCAACACCGATGTCAGCACCGCGCTCGGGTCTATCAAGGTTGCGGGTACATCAACCATGAACACGCAGAAGATCGCAGAGGACTCGCTCGCAGTCGAGCGCAAGCAACTCGATGAGGCGGTCAAGCAAACAACCATTTTCAAACAACTGATGGGAGCACCATGACAATCGTTCTTTCGTGGATTCGACAAAGCCGAAACGCATCAGTTGACAAGGGTCGATGGTCCGGCACTGAATCGTGGATTGTCAAAGACACGACCGATCAGGTCATCTCTGCCAACGATGTCTTTTCGGGCATTGTTAGTCCTTACAACATTTGGGGAAATGAATCAGGCGTGCCGATCATGCGTTGGGTTGGAACAACCATGCAGCCAGTGGATGGATCAATCGCCACGCTGTGGGCCGTGACGCTCTCATACGAGTCACCGACAGGCGATAGTGGCGTGACCGCGTCGCCAAAGGATGTAAAACAAGAGGACGAGCCGGGATTTACGAGCATCGAAACCTCGGTGGGCAGTCGCATCATCGATGTGTGGCGTTTGCAGAATGGTTCAAGTGGAACTGCTTTAACTTTTCCAACAAGTGGAAACGCACCGGGGCTCACGACCGACATTGCGGGAAACAAATACGATTCCAACGGCGATCCAATTTCACATATTGTTCCGCAGATCACGATCACCGTTCGCAATGTGATTACAGGTCGACCCAATTACACGGCCTACAAAAATTTGGTTGGATATCGCAACGATGCCGTAGAAAATTTTGGCGGATCATTTACAACCGATCTTGGAATCGGCACGACTGTATTCACAGGCGCAAGCGCATCACGCATTGCGACCAACACCTATGCGGTGACATGGAACTTCACATGGGACGAGTGGTTCCACCTTGTGCAAGTTCCCGAAATGAACCCGATCACAAATCGTCCAACATACGACAGCACGCTATCAGCGCCCGACACATACAAAGCCGACAAGGTTTATTGGCGACAACCATTTTGGCAAACAGGATCATTTGCAAGTTTAGGCATGGTGGTCACTTGAACATTCAGCCCAACATCTCAGGAGGGATGGGGGCAATCACGCCAAGAGCGTGGCAAAAGATCGCCAGCGTCGTCAACAAGAACGATCCCGCGACTAATCAGAGCGGCAATCTGCGCAAGGCGCAGCAGGTATTTCTCGCCAAGATCACTGGCAACACAGCGATCATCGCAAATCGACGCTGGTCATACACATGGACGAGCGCGGCATTTGATGTGCCAACGGCGAAATTCAAGGCTGCCATAGGAACGGCACTCATCAGCGACACGAACCAACTCGCCTACAACACGGTCGAGGGATTGCAGCAGGACAGCGGAACTAAGAACGGCCCCGGTATTACGCACTCCAACATTCCTGCGGGATACACATTGCAGCCAATTGCGACTGGCACTTATGTGCTGATGTTTGGAACCGCTGGCTCGACTGGAAATCAGATCTATGTGTTCAGTGTCGCCAACGCCATCGACGGAACCTGCGCATAATGGCTCCCGCAAAGAAGACATCTCTGACACCGCTTCAAACGACAGTGCTCGTCGGGCAACTTGTCAGCATCTTGATTGCGCTCGGGCTGTACGCCGTCGACCTAGGTCGCCGCGACGCAACGCTCACACGCATCGCAAGCGACACGCAGGAACTGCGCATCGTCGCGCTTGAATTGCAAAAGGCTGTGATACGCGGTCAAGCCATCGACGAGAAACACACGGAAACAATCGCCGCGTTGGCGTTGAAGATTGATCGGATGAACCCTAAATAATGGAGGACACATGGAATTTCTTTCTCAGGCTCTCGGTACTACTTTCTTTGGCTGTCTTTTACTTTTGGTTGGCTGGCTCGCGGGCTCGGTCTTCGGATTCAACGAGGTCAAAGCCAAGTGGTTCGACAAGCGATAATACTCGCCGCCCTCACAGCGGGCTGCTCGGCGACCAAGGAGATCGCCAGCAGCGCAAGCGTCGC